CGTAGGCAGGGTTGCAAATGGGATAAAAATTATTGCACAAATAATAAAACTTGGTGGAGTAACTAATGCGTTGAAGATTGTTAGTACCTGTGAGGACCCATATGGTGATTTTGATGAAGCGCCTTACCTCTAAAAATAAATAAAAAAGTGCTTGACATAGACAAATCAATTGATTACAATGCAGCTACCTGAACTATTAACGCGCCTCCAGATTATAAATCTGGAGGCTTTATTTTTACCGGCCACCCTTCCGGTATCGCCCTAACCCTCCCACCGCTCCAACGATAAGCCGCACAGAAAATTTTCTGTGCGGCTTTTTTCGTTGGCTGACACGGGCGACAGGTAACGGCACGGCGGTAGTGGGGGGATGAATAATCATGAAAAATACAGATGAAATCACGCAACTGCGTATCTGGCGCAATGACATTGTCTCCTGGGCGCAAAGTGTTTTATACGTGCAGCGGCCCGACACTGGCAAGCTCGGGCTATTACGGCTCGAAGAACATCAGGTACAGGCCCTGCGCGAAGCCACTGAAACAGATGAACATGGAAATTTCAGATATTCAACCATTGTTTTTTCATGGCCGAAGCGTGAAGGCAAGTCGCTTTTATCGGCCATTATTGTAACCTGGCTGACCACCTGTTTCACCAATAAAAAATCAGTCGTCCTGGCTAACTCAGAACGCCAGGCGGCCAGTGTTATCTACGATGAGATTGTAGGCTTCTTCCGCAACTCGCCAAAATTGCAGGGCTACACCTCAGAAGAAGAAATCGGCGTAAAGAAATTAACCGTCTCGGTATTCGGCAATGAGGTTATCTGTCTGCCCTGTAACTATCGCACAGTCCAGGGCTTCGCGGTCACCGGCGCATTGGCGGTTGATGAACTCCACGCCGTCCAAGACATGAGGGCCTATAACTATCTGAGCTCTCAGACAGAGATGCGCAACGTGCTTGAGGTGATCTCCTCCCAGGCAGGCTCGCCAGAGCAGAACAATCCAGTCTGGCGCCTGTACAATGCGCGGCATGAGACGCATATCTATTTCAACTATCAACAGGGCCACATGGCCCCCTGGGCAATTGACCTGGCGCACCGGGCGAAGGCCACGCTGACCCCATTGGAATATGCCACGCTCCACGAAAACTCCTGGGGCGGTATGGGTCAGAAACTTTTCACACCAGAACTGATCGACATTGCAGCCATGCCATACGACCTGCCGCAGACAAAGACCAACTGGCTTGACCTGCGCAGGAGCTGGGCCTTTGATAAATGCGCCTGCGACATCGGCCTTGGTCTCGACCGGGCAGGCGTCGGCGCTGATGGCGACCGCACGGTATTGACCGCGGTGGCGCGTTTCGCCAGCCCTGATTATCCGGCGCCGATCTACCGGATCATCGGACATGAGGTCTTTCTCACCGGCGCCGAGGTGGAGATATTAGAAATCGTCCGCAACTGGGAAGCTATTTACGGCAGGCCCAGTGGCATTCTCTTTGAGCAATACAACTGCTCTGACATCGTGGAAAAAGTGCGTGGCGCAGAACTCATCCCGCCCACCAATATGCGCCAGCGACAAATCTTCAACGAATTGCACAGGATATTTTGGGAGAACCGCTTCGGCTTTCCTGAAAACTGTGGCTGGGATTATAAAAACCAGACAAACGGGCTCTTAAAATCAGAGCTTCTCGGCTTTGAATATGGCATGAACAGCAACGGAAACATCCGCTATGGCACCCAAAAAGGCCATGATGATACTATCTATTCTCTCGCCTGGGCCATTGAGGCAGTGCCGGGGACAATCCGCACAGGGCTTAATCAAGTACCCGTCCAGGCGACAGGCGCATATTTAGCAAATTACGCATAACAGCAAACAGCAATTTAACCGCAAAAAACGCGAACGACGCGAAAGACAGCAAACAGAAAAATCATAGGGACGACAACGGCATAATTTGTCGTTGTCGTTTTTCGCTTTTTTAGCGTCTTTCGCGGTTTGAATAATATTTTTGTTGTATGGAGGGCGCAAGGTATGAAACCACCGATCCGGCCACAGGCGCGGAAGGGTGGCATTACCCGTGCGATCCGCAACGCAATCGAGGAGACTGACAGGGAGTTTTTTAATCTCGCAGTCTCGGCGATACGCAATACTGATGAGCCAAATGCAGCAATTGCAGTGGTTTACCCGGCAGTTAATGGGATTGAAAAAGCATTTACGAAATCGCTTGAGCAAGCCTGGAATGATGCCCAGGATAAAGTGACCTGGTCATTATCGCGCAGAGGGCGCCGGATCCTGGTGCATACATCAAAGCGTGAGACAGAAAATGCAGCCTTGCAAATATTGCTGGAGGCTGAGGAACTGGTTGTCCCCCAGGCGTCAATTGACAATTATGTAAATAACTATATTCCACAATTGCGCCGGGTACTTGAGCAAAACCGCAGGGAGCTTTGCAGGGATATTATCACCCGGCAACTCGCAGCGGGTAATGGCATCAGCAGAATTACAAAAGACCTGAAATCAGAAGGTTTCGGGAACAGTAATTATCACCGCGAGACAATCGCCCGGACAGAGGCCACGACGCTTTATAGCCATGGCACAGTGGGGCGCTACCGCGCCAGTGCGCTTGTCAGCGGAATGCAATTTGACGCGATTATGGATGACCGCACATCGGATATTTGCGAGGCATTACACGGGCAGATATTTCGCGTGGATGATGTGGGCGGCGTGACGCCCCCTCTGCATTTCTCCTGCCGGTCAGATCTATTGCCGGTGCTCTTTGATGAGGCGCCAGAGGAATTCGATACGGCAGCACAATTCCTCGCGGATGAGGCAACGCCAAACCCATTACCTGGCTTTGGCAACATTGACCTGAGCACCTGGCCGGAAGCAAAGCCACTGACCGAACTCTATAAACCACTGACCTTTGACCAGACAAATGAAATGCGCGAACTCTACAGTGCAATCATGGGTGCCGCTGAAAAGCGCTGGGGACCAAACTGGGCATCGTAGATGCTTTATATCGCGTGGATATACCGTGGCGGGTAATTGTATCGCAGCATACGCGGCGAATATTTCAGGTAACTGGAAACTGCAACGACAAATTAACCGCGAAAAACGCAAAAGACGCGAAAACGGCGAACAGCAGAATCATGGGAACGACAACGACAAAACAAGTCGTTGTCTTTTTTCGCGTGGTTGGAGATTTTCGCGGTTAGAAAATAATAAATAATTGAGAGGAGGCTGGCCTCCCTTGGATACAACGCCGAAAATGGGTGGAGACGGAACAATTGCACCGGCAAACTGGGATACCTGGGAACTCGGACCCTATAAAACATTCCCCCCCAGGCGCCAGTTAATCAGCGAATACTGGCTCATGCGCCAGTATGAACCTACCTGCAAGAGGGTTTTAGCCCTATTGCGATCACTCATCATTTCTCACTGTGGGCAATATGAGCATGACGACCCGGCAATCACGCAGCGCGTCCGGACCTGGCTGTTATCAGTTGACGGTGGTATCGCCAATGTGATGGCCAGCTTGCTCTCCAGTATGTGGGCCGGCTTCGCAATCGCTGAGCCAATCTGGGACACCAGCACCGGTGAATGGCTGGTGCGACGATGTAACCTGTTGCACCCGCTAACATTCTTCGACAGGAATGCTGCCGGTGAAAATGCAGAAGGCATCCGCATTGACACAAAAGAGGGTCGTGTCACGGAGATGAAACAATTCTCCGGGCAGGTCGGTGGCTCAAATGTCACCCATAAAGCCGATGATATGCTCTACTGGGCTTTGCACCAGGAACTCCGCGAGCAGGTCTACGGTGTTTCGCTATTAGCAGCAGCCCGGCGCGCCTGGTACTCGAAGACTAAAATAGAGCAATTCTGGAACACGTTCTGTGAAAAGTCTGCCATGCCCACACCGGTATTCTCCTGCCCCATTGGTACGGTGAAGGACCCGAACACCAATGAGGATATTCTCTGGACGAAATACCTCACCGATTTCTGGAGTAAGCTCCAGCCGGGCATGGCCGTAGCAATCCCCACTGATGGGGAAAATCAATTCAATGTGGAATTGCTCATCCCCGGTAGTGATGGTATGGCCTTTGAGCGCCTCACCAGCTACTGGAAAAATGAGCTCTTTAACTCCATGATCACGCCACGCCTCGCCCTTGAGGAGCCGGAACACGCCTCGCGCGGTCAGACAGAATCTGTCATGGATTTATATTACCTTGTGATTGATGGCATCCGCGAAGAACTTGGCAGGGTAATCGTTGACCAATTACTCCGCAAGATGCTCATCGCAAACGTCGGCGAACTTGAGGACTACGGCACCTGGCACTGGGAGCCATTGCAGACCAGTGATTTAGAATTACTCGCCAGAGTATTCGAGACAGTCCAGCGTGGTATGGCTCAGG